AGAGGAGATATTATGGCATTAAGTAAAAGGTTGATTAATAAACTAGCTGCTGGTAGCAGTGAAAAATTATTTGATGGAGCAGGTACTGGAGATATCTTAAAAGATTCTCAGTCAAAAGATTGTGTAGGTGGTAGAAAATTCGATGGTGGTAAACTCCAATATGGATTAGTACCTCCATTAGCCTTGAGAGAAACAGTCAAGGTGTTAACCTATGGGGCAGAAAAATATGAACCAGATAACTGGAGACGGGTACCTGATGGGCCACGTAGATATTTTGATGCAGCACAAAGACATATTTGGGCATATAAAACTGGAGAAGTAAATGATCCAGAAACAAATATAAATCATTTGGCTCATGCTATTTGTTGTTTAATGTTTATGTTAGATCTTGATGAAAGTGAGTATGAACTATGAGTAAGACGAGTAAAAATAAAATGAAAGCATGGCGTCGCATGTCTAAAAAATATTGGGACGAAGAGAAACAATTATGGGTTCGTCCAGGTCGACAATTAAAAATGTATACAATGGGTTATGAAGGTAAGAAACAAGCATTTGGTTTAATTGCCGATTTAATTAAACGTATCGATGTTGATACACAAGCAGTAATTGATAAATGGCATCCTAAAAAAGGTGAGGTAATTCTAAATGAAACTAAGTAAAGAAACGTTAGCAATAATTAAAAATTATGCTTCAATCAATAGTAATTTATTGTTGAAACAAGGTAATAAGTTATCTACATTAGCAGTTGGTAGTACTATTATGTCGACAGTTACTATTAATGAAACATTCCCAGCAGATTTTGCTATCTATGATGTGAATGAATTCCTTGGTGTATTATCATTATTTGAAGATCCAGATCTTGACTTCTCTGATAAGTATGCAACTATCAAACAAGGTTCTGGTTCTATTAAGTATTTTGCGGCCGCTTCTGAAGCAATGGTAGTTCCTAAAAAGGATATTGTATTTCCAGATGCTGAAGTTAACTTTACTTTAGATGCTAATATATATTCAATGATTCTTAAAACTGCTCCATTACTTAAAACATCTGATGTATCATTTGTTGGCAATGGTTCAACGATTGCAGTAGTTGTAGTTGATAAGAAGAACCAAACTGGTAATGCTTATACCTATGAATTAGGTACTACAACTTTATCATTTAAAGTTAATCTTAAAATTGAAAATCTTAAGATGTTACCTGGTAGTTATGATGTGTCGATCTCTTCTAAAAAGATCTCACGCTTTAAAGGTACAGGCGATCTAGTATATTATGTAGCAATTGAAGCAGATTCAACATTTGAAGTTTAAAAATAGTCATAGAAGTAAACCTAGAGTTTACATTTGTGAACAATTATAAACTAATTATATTATGGAGTTATTATGCAAGAATACTTATGGGTGGAGAAGTATCGTCCTCAGAAAATAGACGATTGTGTACTACCAAAAGCTTTAAAAGAAACATTTAAACAGTTCATTGCATCAGGAGAGTTACCAAACTTCCTATTTTGCGGAACTGCAGGTGTAGGTAAAACTACAGTAGCAAAAGCATTATGTAATGAAATTGGAGCTGAGTATCTACTCATTAACGGCTCCGAAGAATCTGGTATCGATGTTCTTCGAACCAAAATTAAAAGCTTTGCCTCAACGGTATCTCTGACCGATTCTAAAAAGGTTATTATCCTTGACGAAGCTGATTATCTAAATCCAAACTCTACTCAACCAGCTCTACGAGCTTTCATCGAAGAGTTTAGTAATAACTGTCGATTTATTTTTACATGTAATTATAAGAATCGTATTATCGAACCTCTTCATTCAAGATGTTCTGTTGTTGAATTCAAAATAGAAAATAATGAGAAGCAAGAGATTGCAGGTTCTTTCTTTAAACGTACATCAAGTATCCTTAAAGGCGAGAATATTGAGTTTGATCAGAAAGTCGTGGCAGAACTTATCACCAAACATTTTCCTGATTGGCGAAGAGTTTTAAACGAGCTTCAAAGATATTCTATTTCAGGTAAAATTGATGCAGGTATCCTTTTAAATATTACTGAAGAATCATTTAAAGATCTTGTTAAGAATCTTAAAGATAAGAACTTTACTGAAGTTCGTAAGTGGGTTGCTAAAAACTCAGATTCGGATTCTATAAATATTTTCAGGCAGCTATATGATACAGCAACTATTAATATGGAGGTAGCTAGTATACCTCAATTAGTTCTTATCTTGGCTGATTATCAATACAAAGCTGCCTTTGTCGCTGATCATGAATTGAATTTAATGGCTGCACTAACTGAAGTTATGGCTCAATGCAAATTCAAATAGATAAAGAATACGATTGGTCAGATATCCGCAAAGCCTGTATAACTATTAAAAAAGGTTTCTATAAAAATAGAGAATACAAGTTAGAAGATATCATTGATGTGGCAAAATCAATTCATGATATCAGAATGCGTGGATGGGAGGGATGGATTGCTACCGGTCACGACACACCATTTACTGGGAAAGACTAGTATGCAAATATTCTTTGGTTTTGTTTTAGGTTTTATTGCTGGTTGGTTCTTTATTAAAGCAATTATCATGTACAAGACACAGCAAATTTTAAAAAGTATTGTTGATACTCCGCTACCTGAAAAAGAAAAGAAAGTTGTTCATATAAATATTACGCGGTTAAAAGACCGATTTTATGTTTATAATAATGATACACAAGCATTTTTAACTCAAGGTGCCTCAAAAGCAGAGATTACAGAAGATCTGCAAAAAAGGTTTCCAGATACAAGTTTTATGGCTAATCCGTCTAATTTGAAAGAGGTAGGTTTAAATGATATTAAGTGAATTTATGGAAGGTAACCGTTCTGCAAATGTTTGTAAACAACAAAATGAATGGGTTACTATGTTATATGAAAATGATGAGTATCTAAGAACTGTTTTATGTCGTAATGAAGATGAAGCTGAATGTGTGGCCGAAGAATGGGTGCAACGTGAGCCCATTTGATTTTCTAAATGCTATAAATGATTCTAAGAAGGATTTGTTTACTGATCCTCAGGCAGAGAAAGACTATAATTCTTTTATCATTAATAAAGGATTATCGTTCTTTCCAGATACAGTTCTATATGGTAATGAGATGAATCAGAATCTTGATATCCCTAAGAAATGGCAGTTTGATTTTCTTAAGAATTCAATACCAAAAAAGAAACGTTTCAGTAAATGGCATAAGAAGGATGATGTCACTGATGTCCTAAATCTTATCATGAAACATTATAAATACTCGAAGAAAAAGGCTTTTGAGGTTCTAAGTATTCTTACCCCAATACAGATCGAGGAGATTAGATTAAGCCATGATACAGGTGGCAGAAACTAATTTTTGTATAAATATATCATGTAGTTAATAATTGAGAGAATAAAAATGACAGTTGCAATGATATATTATGATTGGACCCCCGACGCGATGTTGGAAGTTGATTTGATCGAACCAGATAATTTTCTGAAAGTCAGAGAAACTTTAACCCGCATAGGCATAGCGTCTAGAAAAGACAAGAAGCTATTCCAATCATGCCACATCTTACACAAACAAGGAAAGTACTTTATTGTACATTTCAAAGAGCTCTTTGCCCTAGATGGTAAAGAGTCTGATATATCTATGTCAGATATCGAGAGACGCAATGTTATTGCGGAGCTCCTACAAGATTGGGGTCTACTTAAGATTTTAGATAAATCTAAAGCAGAACCTAAAGCGTCCCTTTCTCAGATTAAAGTAGTATCCTTTAAGGAAAAATCTGAATGGGAATTAGTACCAAAATACAATATTGGTGGAATTAAACGTAATATTATTAAGGAGTAATCATGGCTAAAAAAGAAGTAGTTGACAGTGCAGTATTAGACGTTGCTGATGTTGCTATTGCAGTACAAGTTATTGACATGGCATCTGAAAAAGGTTTATTCAAAGGTGGCGATCTAAAACCAGTGGGCGAAGCTCGCGAAAGATTGGTTGAATGGATTCGTGAAAACGCTCCAGAACAACCTGAAGAAGAATCAGTACCATTAAACGCTTAATTGAAGGAGATTATAAATGACAATTAAATTAGAATTAGAAGTTGAAGAAGTAAATATGATTTTGCAAACATTAGGCAAGCATCCATTTGACGTGGTTGTTGCATTAATTGCAAAAGTAAAACAACAAGGCGAAGCTCAATTAACTGAGCAACAAAAAGCTGAAGAAGAGGCTAAGGCAGCAGAAGCAGCCCAACCGGTTGCAGAAGCTACAGTAGCTTAAATAATCCAGGGATTATGTAGTTCTAATACTTTTAATTAACACTTCGGTGCAAATATTTAATAAGTATTAATGTACATTAAATGCTATATAGTATATAATGTACCTATAAGCTGATAAAAAAGCTTATAAAATAATATAGGCCTCAAGGTGGACCTTTGAAATAATCGAGTAAAAGACTGTTTCATCTCTACTGACATGAGTTTATAAATGCAATTTTTTATAAACAAAGGAGAACTACTATGTGGACAACACCAGCAGCTACTGAAATGCGCTTTGGTTTTGAAGTTACAATGTACGTAATGAATAAGTAATTATTCAGGTGCATTAGATAGGGGCTTCGGCCCCTTTCTCATTTATGTTACAGATTGTTACAATTAGTTACAATTTGTAAGAAAAACAGTTTACTTTAATTCGTTTATATGATATAATGACTCTATAAGTTATAAAAGGAGAAAAATATGAAAAAGCTTATTGCAACACTTTTAATGCTAAGTTCAACCATAGCTGTCGCTAATGATAGTTATATGGGTGAAATTCTTGGTGCCGTTGCCGGCGGCGTTATTGGTAATCAAGTAGGCGGCGGATCTGGTAAAATTGTTACTACAGCAATTGGTGCTAGTATCGGTGGTATTGTAGGAGGTCGTATTGAAGACAATATGAACTACAATAGATATGGCTACGATAGATACGAGCGTAATGAAGTTATCTATAGACAACCACAAGTATATTATGCAGTTCCTGCTTATAGACAACACACACGAATTACATATCAAAATTGTTCAGCGTGGATAGAAACTATGGACCATTATGGAACTATAACTAGAACGAGAACTTGTTACTAATGGCAGAATATAAAAAGAAGTTTAAACCTAAAACTGAAGAAAAAATGGGTTTGATTGTAGATGTACAAGAAGGCCAATTTGAAAAGGCTTTAAGAAAATTTAAAAAGAAAGTTCAAGATTCAGGTTTACTTCAAGAGATCAAAGATCGAATGGAATATGAAAAACCTTGCGTAGCTCGTAAAAAAGCTAAGAGTCAAGCAAAGAAACGTTGGGCTAAAAAAGTAGCATCTACACAGATGCCTAAAAAATTATATTAGGAGAAGATCATGGCAAACCGCGATAAGAAAAAAGAATCTAAAGGTAAACCAAAAAAAGATAAGTTGCCAAAATAATGGTGGCAAAGAACGATATTACTGGAGATAGCATTGCTTCTCGAGTAAATAGTAAAGAGTATGAAGATAACTTTGATCATATCTTTCGTAAAAATAAAATAGCTTCTGATAAACCAGAAGATGGCGATCAAAGATTAAATAATGAAGGTAAACTTGAATCATATTATGGAGGAAGTTGGAATGTCAAAGAAACGTGAAGATATGCCTAGGTTAGATGTAGAATTGGCAGTAAATGCAATACCATTCAATGGTGATAGATATTTGTTTATTCTCGAAGCTGCTAGACGGGCTAGAGTAATTAGCAAACGTAGGGATGGTTTAGATCGTGGAAATGAAAAGCTTAACTTCTACGGTTACAAACCATTAAATCAAGCGATCAAAGATATTATTGATGACGCAGAATATACTAATTAAATAAAGGTGAATTAAATGAATCCAAATCAAAATGTACAAATCACTCAAGCAAACGGTGGTTATATTATCTCAACACCAGCAGGTTTATTTGTAGCAACAAACCTAAACGCTGCAGTTAGAATTGCCAAAGAAGCATTTCAAACTACTGCAGAACCAGCATCAGAATAACACAAAACTTGTATAAATAAATATAACATCAATCTTAGGACCGCTAAGTTATTGATGCGTTTTAAAGCGGGTATGACGTTAACGATACCGCTGGATACCGTAACCAGCAAAAACGCTTACGCCTTCGGGGTAAGTACTTTAATAATCTCGCTTAACTAAAAGGAGAATTTATATGACGAGACTATCTTTTGGCCCTTTGTGGCCGCAAACTGTTGGCTTTGATAATTTAATTAATGAGCTTGATGTGCTATTAAACGCCCAACAAAACGTATCATCTTTCCCACCTCACAACATTATTAAACTAGACGACTATCAATACGTTGTCGAACTTGCTATTGCAGGGTTTAATAAACAAGAAGTTGTAATTACCCTTAAGGAAGGCTTGCTTGAGATCAAAGGACAGAAAAATCCTGACGATTCTGAAGTACAGTATCTTCATAAGGGAATTGGCACACGTTCGTTCATTAAGACAATCCGTCTCGCGGATACTGTCGAAGTTCGTGGAGCTGAGTTCAAGGATGGTATCCTTCGAGTAGGTTTGGAAAATGTTATTCCTGACGCTAAGAAACCTCGACAAATCGAAATCACAGATGAGTTATCATTTACTCCATCCATTGGTATCGATCGAGTTAGAGAGCTATTAGCTGAAAGAGATAACACACAAGTGTAACAAACTGGAGAGGGAGGTTCGCCTCCCTTTTCAATAAATATATAATGAAAGAACAACTGATAAAAGATTTAGTATCATATCCTTTTTTAAGGAGAGGTAACTGGCAACTTAAAGTGTCAGTGTTGAAAAATATGAGTGTGGTGGTAGTAGGAAACCATTTAATGTTTATTGACAAGTTCTTTGTGAAGCATTTTACTAGTATGGATAAAGCAGCAGACTATATTGAATTTATAATTATAAAGGATGAATTAAATGGCGGATATTAAGCTAATCAAATTTGCAAGCGGTGAAGAGATTATCTGTACCCTTGTATCAGAAACCGAAACAACCAAGAGTGTCAAGCAGGCAGTTACACTGGTCTATAGACCCCAGGAAGGTGGTAAGATGACAACCGGCTTTGCACCTCATATGCCTTACTCTGAAGGTCAGATCACCATCCATAACACAGCCATCCAAGGTATTGCAGATGTTGCACAAGACGTGTACAACGAATACAACAGGATCTTTGGTTCTGGCATCGTTGTGGCCTCGGCAAACTCTATTCCCCTAACTAAGTAGTAATACATCTGCAGGATCCGTGTGACTCCGGGGTCACAGGAGTGAGTCAATTATTTTCACCTCAGGGTGAAATAGTTGTTTACTTTAATTCTTCTTTAGGATATAATATTCTTATAGATTAAATAAAGGAAAACAAATGAAAAGACAAACATATTATTTCACTGTAGGTAAAGAACAACATAAAGTAATTGCTGAATCTATGGGTCATGCAATGCAATGGATGAACCGCCAAGTTATGGACAAATTGAATATGGGTCCATACGCTTGGATGGACGGTGCAAAGCCAAATACTTTTTATGCTGCCGGTGGAAATTACTGGGACTAATCGTTTACTTTAATTCTTTTTTGAGATATAATATACATTATGATAATCTATCCTTATATACCTAAACGTAAACCTAAAAAGCCAAAT